ATCCTGCGTGCCTTCCGCTTCTACAAGGGCACCGGCCGGCCGACCTTCTACACCACCATCCCGACCGTCAACAACCTGCTCCTGACCAAGAACTCGTTCGGCCAGTACTACTGGAACAGCGAGGCGGAGCTCGCCAACGCCCTCGGCGTCGACTCGATCGTCAAGGTCGAGGTCATGGAGACGATCCCGAACCTGTTCGGCATCATCGTCAACCTGGCCGACTACAACATCGGCGCCAACCGCGGCGGTGAGATCACCAACTTCGACTTCTTCGACATCGACTACAACCAGTACAAGTACCTGGCCGAGACCCGTGTCTCCGGCGCGCTGGTCAAGCCGAAGTCGGCGCTGGTCATCTGGAGCACCGCGGCCGCCAACGTCCTGGTCGTCCCGCAGGCCCCGACCTTCGTCAAGTCCACCGGCGTGGTCACCATCCCGACCCAGACCGGCGTGGTTTACGTCAACGACGCGACCGGCGCCACCCTGACCGCGGGTGCTCAGACCGCTCTCGTGGCCGGCGGCGACCTGACCGTCCGTGCGACCGCCGCGGCGGGCTACTACATCGAGGACAACGGCACCATCGCCAGCACCTGGAACTTCATGATGCCCGGCGTGGTCACCGGCCGCTGATAGGACACCAACATGGCAAGGTTTCGAGGGAAGGTCGGCTACGCGGTTCCCACGCAGTCGGCACCAGGCGTGTGGAAGGACGTCATCACCGAAGTCACGTACTCCGGCGATGTGGTCCGTAACACCCGTCAGCTTCAAAATGGTACCAAGATCAACGATGATGTCACGGTCACGAATTCCATACACATCATCGGCGATGCCTACGCCTTCGACACCTTCTTCGCCATCCGGTACGTCCAATGGATGGGGACGCTGTGGATCGTCACTGACGTCGAAGTACAGCGTCCCCGTCTGTTCCTCAGGCTAGGAGGTGTTTACAACGGGCCAAAGGCTGTCACTCCAAGCGGTCCTTGAGGGCCTCCTGGGTAGCCAAAATGTGTATTTCCAGCCGCCGGACAATCTGGTGATGCAATTCCCCTGCATCGTTTACCAGAGGTACATCGCGAAGACTGACTTCGCCGATGGGCAGCCGTACATCCACACCAAGCGCTATCAAGTGACCGTGATCGACGCTGATCCGGACAGCCTGATTCCGGACAAGGTCGCGGCATTGCCGCTGTGCCTGCACAATCGGTTCTTCGTGGTCGACAATCTCAACCACGACGTCTTCAACCTCTATTACTAGGAGATTCCTCCGTGGTTCAGCTCACGTGGGACCAGGTCGGCAAGCGCACCTATGAGACCGGTGTCGACCGCGGCGTCCTCTACATCCCCGACGGCACCGGTGCCTACACCAACGGCTTCTCCTGGAACGGTCTGACCAAGATCGTCGAGAAGCCGACTGGCGCGGCCGCCACCGCCCAGTACGCCGACAACGCCATCTACCTCAACCTCATCTCGAACGAGAAGTTCGATGCCGAGATCGAGGCCTTCACCTACCCCGACGCGTGGGCCGCCTGCGACGGCACCATCAACCCGCAGCCCGGCGTCTCGGTCAACCAGCAGCCGCGCAAGCCCTTCGGCCTGTCGTACCGCACCAAGGTCGGCAACGACCTCGCCGGCAGCGAGTACGGCTACAAGCTGCACCTGATCTACAACGCCCTGGCCGCCCCGTCGCAGCGCGACTACGCGACTGTCAATGACAACCCGGCGGCGCTGAACCTCACCTGGGCCATGACGACCACTCCGGTCGACTTCGGCTCCGGCTACAAGCCCGCTTCCACCATGACGATCGACTCCACCAAGGTCGACCCGGCCGCCCTGACGAACCTGGAGACCTTCCTCTACGGCACCGCGGGCACCAACCCGACCCTGCCGACTCCGGCCGCCGTCATGGCGCTCTTCGCCGGCACCGTGGTTCAGGTCACCCCGGTCCCCCCGACCTACACCTCGGCCACCCACACCATCGCGATCCCCGTCGTCACCGGCATCACCTACACGATCGCCGGTCTGCCGGTCACCGGCAACGTCGTCATCACCCAGGACACCGTCGTCGTGGCCCAGCCGAACGTCGGCTACAAGTTCCCGCTGGTCACCGACAACGACTGGCTCATCACCTACTAGTCGTGATCGAAAGGAGGTCGGAGAGTGCTCACAGTTCATGTCCCAATGGCCGAAGGTTTCGATCAGGAGAAGTCCGAATTCGTCACCACGGAAACATTCACGCTCGAGCTGGAGCACTCTCTGGTCTCGCTTTCAAAATGGGAGTCATACTTCGAGAAGCCGTTCCTCAGCTCAAAGGAGAAGGCCATCGAGGAGGTCATGTACTACGTCGTGGTCATGACTCTCACTCCCAATGTTCCTCCGGAGGTTTTCCAGAACCTTACTGAAGAGAACATCCTCGAGATAAACAACTACATAAACGCCAAGATGACGGCCACCACCTTTGGCGAAAAGCACCAGGAATCCAGCAGAGAGACCATCACGGCCGAGATCGTCTACTACTGGATGGTTGCGCTCAACATCCCATTCGAGTGTCAGTTCTGGCATCTGAATCGGCTCCTGACACTGGTCCGGGTGTGTAACCTGAAAAACACGCCGCCGAAGGAGATGAGCGCGGCCGAGGTCGCACAACGAAACCACGATCTTAACGCCCAGCGACGAGCCCAATTGGGCACTTCCGGTTGAGAGGAGGGAAATGAGTAAACTCACTTGGGATGTGGACGGGACGCGCTTCTACGAAGCAGGTGTAGATCGCGGCGTCCTCTATGTCAGTGGGCAACCGGGAGTCGCATGGAGCGGCCTGAGGACCATCGTCAGAAATCCTGGCGGTGGAGACACCAAGTCTTACTTCGTGGATGGCGTCAAGTTCGCTCAGAGCTCCACTCCTGAGGACTTCGACGTCACGATCAGCGCCTACACCTACCCACCGGAGTTCGGCGTTTGCGACGGAACGGCTCAACCCAAGCAAGGCCTGTTCCTCACCCAGCAGAAGAGGAAGTCGTTCGGTCTTTGTTACCGGTCTCGAATCGGAAACGACCAGACGACCACCTACGCATACAAGCTTCACATCATCTACAACGCTCTTGCGGCGCCGTCGATTTGGCACCACAAGTCTCACGGCGAGATCGCCGATTCGATCGACTTCAGCTGGAAGATCACTAGCGTTCCGTCTGCGTTTCCCGGGCATATTCCCACTGGTCACGTCGTCATCGACTCTCGCTACACTCTCCCCGGCACCCTTGCCCTGATTGAAAGTGTTCTCTATGGGACTGCCGACACTCCGCCTCGCCTCCCGACTCTTTCAGAGTTGAGCGCGCTCTTCGACTCCGTCACCGATCTCACCGTTACGGACAACGGCGACGGAACATGGACCGCTGTCCTGCCTGACGTCGATCTCAAGATGCTGGACGACACCACGTTCCAGATCACCTGGCCGACAGCCACCTTCACCAACGACACCACCTACACCCTCGGCCCTTAACGGAAAGGAGGCTGCATGGCCACCATCACTGGTTTGACTGCTGCCCGAATGCTCGCTATCGAGGCTGCGACCATCTCCGTCGCCGCGTTCGACATCAACGGGCACCTCATCCTCACCAAGCACGACGGAACCACGCTCGACGTCGGCGCCGTGGTCGGTACCATCCCCAATGCGACCGTCTCCGTCAACGGCATCGTCACCCTCGCGGACTCCGCCACGACTGCGACTGGGACCGACGCTACCAAGGCCGTTACCCCGGCTGGCCTAGCCGCCATGGTCGCATCCACGACCCAGAAGGGCGTTCTCCTTCTCGCGGACTCCGCCACGACTGCGACTGGCACGGATGCTGGTAAGGCTGTCACTCCGGCCGCCCTCGCGGCTCAGGTGGCCACTACCTCCGCTCAGGGCCTCGTCAAGCTGGCTGACAGCGCGACAACCGCCACTGGTACGGACGCCACTCGTGCTGTGACTCCGGCTGGTCTTGCTGCCACGGTCGCGACCACGACCCAGAAGGGCGTTGTCCAGCTCGCTGACTCCGCGACGACTGCAGCTCTGGCCGACACCACCAAGCCGGTTACTGCGGGCAATCTGCCCAC